GACAAGTTTATCCATGAGGATTATTCAGTTGTCATCTGGCCTAAAGGTATCAAAGAAAAAGATATTAATGACATGATTCTTTCGGGAATCACCTCGGCAGAGATCATGGGTATTATACATAGTAACACCCACAAAGGATTACAAGCACAAACCGTTTTCAACTCATGGAAACGGACATAGAAACATTAGGAGATACAAAAATGGCCCTTGAGAATGTAGTAACATTTCCAAGTGCTGAGGAAACTGGTCTTGACCACCTCGGCATTACAATTGACAGAACCAGAGATAAAGATTTATCAGAACAAGCATACAAACTACTCAAGGATTATTATTGTAACAAAGATGAAGATTCACCACAACAGGCATACGCTCGTGCCGCAGTTGCATACTCTGGTGGAGATATGGAACTTGCACAAAGAATCTATGACTATGTTTCAAAGGGGTGGTTCATGTTTGCATCACCTGTATTATCAAATGCACCTCGCCCAGGCGAGAAAGCGAAAGCACTTCCTATTTCGTGCTTTCTAACTTATGTACCAGATTCACTGGAAGGACTAATTGACCATTCAGCAGAGTTACGTTGGTTGTCAGTCAAAGGCGGTGGAGTTGGGGGTCATTGGAGTGACATCCGTGCCATCTCAGACAAGGCGCCAGGCCCGATGCCGTTTCTACACACAGTAGATGCAGACATGACAGCGTATCGTCAGGGTAAGACAAGGAAAGGTTCTTACGCCGCATATATGGATGTATCACATCCAGACATCATTGAGTTCTTGAACATGAGAGTACCCACTGGTGATGTGAACCGTAAGAACCTTAACTTGCACCATGCGATTAATATTACAGATGCATTCATGCGTGCTGTAGAACGAGGTGAGATGTGGGATTTGCGTGATCCTAACGATCACGATGTTCGTGAATCTATGCCTGCAAGGACGTTGTGGCAACAAATACTAGAAGTGAGATATCGTACAGGTGAACCATACTTGAACTTTATCGACACTGCTAATCGTGCATTACCGCACACAATGAAATCGAAAGGATTAAAGATTCATGGTTCAAACCTATGTAACGAAATTCATCTTCCAACTTCAGACGATAGGACTGCTGTATGCTGTCTTTCTTCAGTCAATCTGGAAAAGTATGATGCGTGGAATGAAACGCAAATGATTCGTGATCTTGTTCGATTCTTGGACAATGTACTTCAGTTCTTTATTGACAATGCTGGTGATGAGATTGCTCGTGCAAGATATTCTGCGACACAGGAACGCTCACTTGGTTTGGGTGCAATGGGTTGGCATTCTCTTTTGCATCAGAAAAGAATTCCTTTTGATTCGTGGGAAGCACGAGAACTGAACCACAGAGTGTTCAAATATATCAAACAAGAAGCAGTCAAAGAATCTAATATGCTGGGGTTTGAAAGAGGAGAAGCACCCGATATGCAAGGTACAGGTAGACGTAATGCACACCTACTTGCAATCGCTCCGAATGCAAACTCTTCTATTATTTGTGGTACATCACCATCTATAGAACCAGCAAAGGCAAATGCATATACACACAGAACTCGTGCTGGTTCACATTTGGTAAAGAATAAATACCTAGAACAAGAACTAAAGAAGGTGAAACAAAATACACAAGATGTTTGGTCAAGTATTATCACAAATGGCGGATCTGTCCAACACCTCGACTTCTTATCGCAGAAAGTCAAAGATGTTTTCAAAACAGCGATTGAGTTGGATCAACTTGTTCTGGTGGAACAAGGCGCCGACAGACAAGAATATCTCTGTCAAGGACAATCACTAAATCTGTTTTTCCCTGCTGGTGCAGACAAGAAAGACTTACATAGAGCACACTTTGCTGCGTGGAAACTCGGCACGAAGGGATTGTATTATCTCAGAACCGAAACTTCACAACGAGCAGAAAATGTATCACAGAAGGTTGCTCGTGATGCATTGAAAGACTTTGAGACCCAATCAATGTCTCAGGAAGAATGTGTCGCTTGTCAGGGGTAGTTGAATTAACAGACAGTGCAAAAGATTATTTGCGACAAGTGGGTAAACCAAATGTCTACTTGTCAGTCAAGGGTGGCGGTTGTTCTGGATTCCAATATGTTTGGGATGTTACAGAAGAATCCCCCACAGTTGAAAACTTGGTAATCGATCCTATTGCAGAGATGTTTGTAATGGGTTGCACAGTAGATTATGTTACAGAACTAGGTGGTTCATACCTAAAAGTATCAAATCCAAATGCCACTGCCTCTTGTGGGTGTGGCGAAAGTTTTGCAGTATAGGAAAAAGAAATGAGAAGATTACAAAAGATGATTGAAAACGCTCTCATTGATCCAAGAGAGCAGTATATCGAAACAAGGATCACACAACTAAAAGACGATATGGAAAAGGCACATGACGAGCATGATAAGAATTGGTACAACAGACTAATTCAAGAGTTGGATTGGGTTCAACAGATGAAAACAAAACCAACACACAATTGTCATATGCAAAGAAACTACGGTATGAATAAAAAAGATTTTCAGAAAGGAATGATGCAAGAATGAAGGTAGAAATTTACAGTAAGTCACATTGCCCATTTTGTGAAAAGGCAAAACATTGGTTTGATTCACATGGGTATGAATACACAGAAATTAGAATGGACAACGAAGAGGAAAGACTTGCTTTCTATCAGAGAGTTCCTAACGCTAAATCTGTTCCACAGATTTTCATTGACGGAGAGTTGATTGGAAGTTGGGATCAGTTCAATGCAATCTCAGACCAGTTCGTAAAGAAAAAAGGTGGTGGACTGATGGTGTTCTCAGAAACATACAAACCATTTCACTATCCTTGGGCAGTTGAAATTACAACAAGACACGAGAAGGTGCATTGGATTGAAGATGAATTGGATTTGTCAGAGGACGTTGCCGATTGGAAGTCTGGTAAAGTCAGTGAGATTGAAAAAGAATATATCACCAACATTCTAAGACTGTTTACACAGTCAGATGTTGCAGTAGGACAGAACTATTATGACCAACTTATTCCTAAATTCAAGAACAACGAAGTACGCAATATGCTCGGTTCGTTTGCAAATAGAGAAGCAATCCACCAACGTGCATATGCACTACTTAATGAGACACTTGGGTTATCTGATGCCGAGTATCACGCCTTTCTAGAATATTCAGAGATGGCAGACAAGATTGAGTTTATGATGGACAGTGATCCAAACACAGTTCGTGGACTTGGTTTTGCAATGGCAAAGTCAGTGATGAATGAAGGTATCGCTCTGTTTGCATCATTCGTGATGCTTCTAAACTTCCAGCGTTACGGTAAGATGAAGGGTATGGGTAAAGTTGTTGAGTGGAGTATTCGTGATGAATCAATTCACGTTGAAGGTATTGCAAAACTCTTCAAGGCATACTGTGCCGAACATCCTCGTATTGTTGATGATGAATTCAAATCTGCAATCTATGAGATGGCAAGACAATCAGTGAAACTGGAAGATGCATTCGTTGATCTCGCTTATAACCTTGGAGATATTGAAGGACTAGATAGTAAAGAAGTCAAACAATATATTAGATATATAACTGATAGACGCCTTTTACAACTAGGACTAAAGGGTAACTACAAGGTTAAAGATAATCCACTGCCTTGGTTGGAGTGGGTGCTGAATGGCGCAGACCATACAAACTTCTTTGAGAATCGTGTAACCGAATATGAGGTTGCTGGTTTGAGTGGAAAGTGGGATGATGTCTATGAAGCAGCATAGGGAGCCCAATGAGCAAAAAAGAAATACTGTGTGAGGAGTGTGACGCTGTTTTCAGAATACAGCACAACATGGAAGAACATTACTATTCTGTCAAGTACTGCCCATTCTGTTCTAACGAACTAAATAGTGAGAACGAGGATGAGATTGAGGACTATGATGAAGATGAATGGTAATGTGGACACACAATGGAAAACTAGTAGACGAACTTCCCGCTGATTGTGAGGGGTTCGTCTATCTTATCACTAACCTCACCAATGAACGAAAGTATGTTGGTAAGAAGTTAGCAAGATTCAAGGTTACTAAACCGCCTCTCAAAGGTAAGAAAAACAAAAGACGCTCAACTAAAGAAAGTGACTGGCGAACCTATTGGGGATCGTCAGATCATCTGCTTGATGATGTACAAAGACTTGGTGAGGAAAACTTCACACGAGAGATTTTACACTACTGTCAGAGTAGAGGTATGTTGAGTTACCTAGAAGCAAAGGAACAGTTTGATAGAGAGGTTCTTCTCTCTGATGAATACTACAACGGCATCATAAACGTAAGAGTTGGTTCTTCAAAAGTGCTACAGGAACACCTGTGCGATTTTGTCACATCACCTATTCCAAAATAACTTTACTAATACGTCAATAAGACTGTCCTAGTCTTATAAATATCTGCGAAACCCCCCAAAGGAGTTGTAACTATGTGGCCTTATACCGAAGAGGAAGCGGACTTTTTAAGCACGCTACCGTCAAATAGACCAAACTAACTAGGGATGCTTTGCATCCCTTTTGTACTTTTACAAGGAAGAAATATTATGTCAAAATGGATAGCAAAATTGTTTGAAACAAAACATAACCCCAACGATATTGTTGCATTTATTAGAACCGAATATGCTAACGATGTCAAACATATGCGTGATGAAGATCTCATACATTTTTATAACAACGTAACTAAAAATAAAAGGAGAACCTAATGTCAATAGGACTAGTAATAAGATACACATATCAAGAGACTTGCGAGATATGTGATGAAATCGCTCACTACCTAAAGGTGGTGGGAAGCAAGTTTAACGCATTCTTTACAAGACTTGGATATGCAAGAGCAGCATCTCAACTTGCAAGAATGGGATATTATGAAGAAGCAAAAGCACTTATGACAGAAAAGGATAAAATGAAATGAAAGTGATTGGATTTTTAGGAACAGTATTTGCGTTTGTCTTTATGGCAAATCTTGCGTATGCAAAGACTGTTGATATAGAAATGCTGAATAAAGATGGGAGTGGACGTAAGATGGTTTATTCTCAGGAACTTGTACATATCGAACTAGGTGATATTATCAAGTGGATACCGACATCTAAAGGACACAACGTAGAAATCGTTGCTGCACCAGAGGGTTTCGATATTCCAAAGAAGTCGAAGAACAGTAAAGAAGTATCTATCGAATTTACTGTGCCAGGAGTCTATTATTACTGGTGTACACCACACAAAGGAATGGGTATGATTGGATTGATTGTTGTGGATGGTGATACGTCAAATAAGGATGACATTGCAAAGGCAAAGGCGATGGGTAAGTCAAAGAAAAAACTCAAAGCACTATTAGGAGAACTGTAATGATGAGCTCATTTCTAAAATGGTGGAGTACAAGAGATGAACGAGCAATCGAAAATTATCTTGCATCTTCAACCGATTTGGTAGAACTGGAACGCAGACAACAGATGTTGGCACGAAAAGGCATATATTAAAGTTTTGTGACAAACACTACCTAGAACCATATATAATAGTAACAGGGAGCATTCTTTGCTCCCTTTTCTTTTATGGAGTTAACCATGACAACTGAACTGTGGAAAAAGGTAAAGAAAATGGATCTAGGAAACCCTGTAATCACCGCCCTTGTGGGTTTGGTGATATTTTATATTGGTCTTAAAACATTCTCTGGAGGCATGAAGTCGATGGGGAATATGGATCACCTACAATTCTTTTTAGGTAATCCGATTTATATGTTCCTTGGTGGTATTGTAATGACACTACTTTGGCAATCATCATCACTATCAACGACAGCAATCATTGCACTAGTAGCATCTGGCGCATTACCACTGCCTGCTGCGATTGCAGCAGTGCTTGGTGCAAACATTGGAACAACTGGTACTATCTGGTTGGCAGGACTTCTGGTTTCAGATGGAATGCCGAAGGGTGATACGTTACGGATAGCACTTGCACACACTGGTGCGAATCTATTCATGGCAGTCATGTTGTTACCTTGGGTACATCACATTGGTAGGTTCTTAGGTCGATTCGGGTGATTCGCACGATTCGCCCCTAAATCGCACTTTTTGACGTAAAATCGTCAAATCCCCCAAAACTTTTTTTAACTTTTTTATTAAACCCTTGATTTACAAGGGTTTTTTATTGCATTTTTTTTCATTTTTTACTTGACTTGTTGTGATAACAACGATATAATGTATATGTAAGATGAGTTGAAAGAGAGGACTTGAAATGACAAACGAAACAATTTTTATCGCTGCTAACAATGGTGGGTTGGAAATCTACAAAGGTGTAGGAAATCTGATTGCCGGAAATATTAAGACAGCAAAGACTTTCAAATATGTGATGGATACCCACGGTATTGATCCTGATGTAGACACCATCTACACTACCAGCGACATGGACTTTGCTGATGAGTGTGGGTTCGACCATTACGATGATGCTCGAATCTTGATGGAAGAAGGTTTGAAATTAATGGAAATGACAAAGACTTACTAAGGGAGAATGATGATGAACTATTCTAAAGAACAAATTGAATGGATCAAAAATGGTGGTGTTGTAAAGGTTGGTAAACCAAAATGGGCTAAGGGTGCAAAGGATACCCCCCAACTCTTGAAGCGCTCAAAGAAAAACATGAATTATGATGCTCAAAAAAATAAACCAATGGGGTTGCGTGTGATGAATTTTGATTCTGTCTACAACATTCCTCAAGTTTATAACGGTGCGAAAATAGTTGTTGGAAAGTTCTAAAAAGTACTTGACATTTGTTGTGAAAACAAGTATACTGTAAGTATAGAGTGAGTGATTCGGAGAAAGAGAGAAAAATGAATATTGAGAAAGTTACAAATATGATGTGTGAGTTCGTTGCCTATGTTGACGATTTCTACAATGAGAAGTCTGGTATCTATCCTATCAAGGGTATGACAGACATGATGGTTATCAAGGCGGTTCAGAAACACGTTGCAAATGTTGGAATGGATTTTTGTGCTGACAGTGTTGACAGAGAATGG